AAGGAAGGATTCAAAGCACTTAAACAAGAAATAAAATGGCAGAAAAAATAATAATTGATTTAGATGTAAGTACTTCAAAAGGAAAGCAACAAGTCGATGAACTTAATAAAAGCATAAATAAAACTAATAAAGAAGTTACTGATGTAAGTGAAAGTTCAAAGCAATTAACATCTTCTTTGGATAGCGTTAGTGGTGGTGCTGTATCTGCTTTTAAAAATCTTAAAACTGGTTTATCTACTGCTGTTGGTGGATTTAATAGTTTAAAAGTTGCTATTATAGGTACAGGAATAGGTGCTTTAATTATAGCAATCTTAGCAGTAAAAGAAGCATTTACAAGTTCTGAGGAGGGGCAAAACAAGTTTGCCAAAATAATGGGTGTTATAGGCAGTATAACAGGTAACCTATCTGATTTACTTTCCGATTTAGGGATGAAAATTATTGAAGTTTTTGAAAACCCTAAAAAAGCAATTACTGATTTTGCTAATCTTATAAAAGATAATATTGTAAATAGGTTTAATGGATTACTAGAATTAATACCAGAGTTAGGAAGAGCAATTACTTTATTATTTAAAGGAGAATTTACCAAGGCTGGGGAGGTTGCTGCAAATGCATCGGCAAAAGTTGCTTTAGGGGTTGATAATATTGTACAAAAGACTAAAGAAGCAACCGAATCAACTAAGAAATTTATTGCTGAATCAGAAAGAGAGGCTAAAATCGCTTCAAAAATTGCTGACAATAGAGCAAAAGCGGACGAATTAGATAGAAAATTAATTGTTCAACGCTCAATAGCCGACAGAAATAGAGCGGATTTACTAGAAAAGGCACAACAAAGAGGTGTTTTTACAATAAAAGAACGAACAAAGTTTTTGCAAGATGCGTCAAAAATTGATGAGGACATTACTAATAAAGAAATAAAATCTGCAAGATTAAGATTTATTGCTATTGTAGAGGAAAATAAATTATCAAAATCTGGAAAAGAAGCAAAAGAAGCAGAGGCAAACGCTAAGGCAAAAATAATTGACTTAGAAACTGCAAGATTAAGAAAACAAAAACTTGTAACAAGTCAAATAACAGGTTTAATTGAACAAGAAGCATCTGCAAATAAAACAGCAAGTGATGCAAGAAAAAAGGTAATAGAAGATGAGCAAAAATTAAAAGAAGAAACAGAAAAAAAACAAATAGCAGACGATAATTTAAAAGCAAAAGAAAGACTTGATGCCTTAGAGGAAATTAGAAAAGCCGAAATTGATACAGAAGCTGAAAGACGAGCAGAGCAATTATTGCAGGTACAGTTGCAATACGATTTATTAATTCAAAAAGCTATACTATACAACCAAAGTACGAACGAATTAACAGAGGCGCAAAGAGTAAAGAAATTAGAATTACAAGTCGGATTTGATGAGCAAGACAAGAAAAGAGCAGACGATTTAATAAAAAATCAAATTGAAATTGCAGAGGTAGAAAGGAAACTGGCACACCAAAAAATAAAGGATAAGTCGATGGTAGTTGATGCTATTGCGCAATTTGCAGACGCAGAAAGCGGAATAGGTAAAGCCTTGTTAATATTAAAACAAGCCTTGGCATTAAAAGAAACTATAATGGATATTAAACGTATTACATTTAAAGGAATTGAGGCAGTAGGTTCTGCGGGTGTGGCGACTGCTGAAAACGTTGCTCAATCTTCGAAGATTGGTTTTCCTCAAAACCTTATAACAATTGCAGGTGCTATTGCTCAAGGTGTAGGGATTATAAGCTCTGTTAAATCTGCGGTTTCTAAAACTAAAGCAGGTGCAATAAGTTCGGGAATAGGAGTTCCAAATATATCTACTCCAAACATTCCAAGTTTGCCACCAGCCTTTAATGTAGTTGGCGCAAGTAGTACAAATCAGTTAGCAGATGCTATTGGTGGTCAATCGAAAGAGCCTGTTAAGGCTTATGTAGTTTCAAATGATGTAACTTCTGCACAATCTATGGATAGAAATATTGTAAACGGGGCATCTATTTAAAATGCAAAAAAAATAATTAAATACTATATAATACTATGAACATTATTGAATTAATTTTAGACGACCAAAACGAAACAGTAGGTATTGAAGCTATTTCAGTTGTTGAAAGTCCTGCTATTGAAGAGGATTTTATTGCTTTAAATAGTGCATTTGTAGAATTAAAAGAATTAAATAAAGAGAAGCAAATTTTATTAGGTGCTTTACTAATACCAAACAAGCCTATTTATAGAAAGAGCGGAGAAGAGGAGTATTATATTTATTTCTCAAAAGAAACAGTTGTTAAAGCTTCACAGATGTATTTAATAAAGGGAAATCAAAACAATTCTACATTAGAACACGAACACGAATTAAGTGGTTTAAGTTTAGTTGAAAGTTGGATTGTTGAAGACGAGGTACACGATAAGTCAAGAAAGTATGGAATGAATGTTCCAGTTGGTACTTGGATGGGTGCAGTAAAGGTAAATAATTCTGAAGTTTGGAATGATTACGTAAAGACTGGTAAAGTAAAAGGCTTTAGTATTGAAGGGTATTTTATTGACAAAGCAGAAAAAATTAAAGAGCCAATAAAAGAAGACGTTGAAGCAGATTTATTATTGTCTAAAATTAAAGATATTTTAAGAAATGAATAAAGATAATACCACACCGAGTAGAACAAGTCCTAAAGGAAGCAAAAGAGGTTGCTTGTGTAAAAATAACACTTATTCAACTAAGTGCTGTGATGGAAGTTTACACGCACAAGGAATAGGGCAAACATCTACAACTATTGAAAATGCAAATTAATTAATTAAACACTATATATAAATATGAAATCAAATGAAATGTTAAACCAAGTAAAAATACTTTTAGGAATAGAGGTTAAACTTGAACAAATGAAGCTAGAGAACGGAACTGTTTTAGAAGCAGATAAATTTGAAGCAGGAAATGAAATCTTTATTGTAACAGAAGATGAAAGAGTTGCATTACCAGTTGGAGAGTACGTTTTAGAAAACGGAGAGGTTGTAATAATTGAAGAAGAAGGATTAATAAAAGAGGTTAAATCATCTGAAAGCGAAGAAGCACCAGAAGTTGAGGTAGAAGTAGAAGCTAAAGAAGAAGAAGTATCTTATGCTACTAAAGAAGAACTAGCAGAGGTTAAGTCAATGATTGAAGAAATCAAAGCTATGTTAGAACCTAAAAAGGAAGAAGAATTATCAGAGGTTGTAAATGAATTACCAAGCGAAGTCTTACAAGAATTATCTAAACCAGCAGTTGAACCAATTAATACAAATGCTCAATTAGGTAAGATGGCAGTGAAATTCAATATATCTTCTAAAAGAACTCAATCAACTTTGGATAGAGTGATGGGAAAATTAAATAAATTATAAAACTAATTAAAAATTAAAAAAAAATGAGTGTATCTTTAACATCAAGTTATGCAGGAGAATTTAGTGGTGAATATATCGCAGCTGCATTATTATCAGCATCAACTTTAGATAGTGGTGCAATTTCTATTTTACCAAACGTAAAATTTAAAACAGTTATACAAAAAGGAGCAACAGATGATATCGTAAAAGATGCTTCTTGTGACTTCGTAACTAATGCAGGGACTTTAACTTTAACAGAAGCTATTTTAATTCCAGAGGAATTTCAAGTAAATTTACAATTATGTAAGAAAGATTTACACGCATCTTGGGAAGCTGCTAATATGGGTTATTCTGCATTTGATAATTTAGCACCTAGTTTTGCTGGATTTGTAATTGCTCACGTTGCGGCAAAAGTAGCTGATAGAACAGAAAAAAGTATTTGGAGTGGTTCAACTGCTACAAGTGGACAATTTGATGGTTTTTCTGCAAAATTAACTGCTGATGCATCTGTAAATGATGTAGTTGGAACAACTGTAACTTCTGCAAACGTAATTACTGAAATGGCGAAAGTTATTGATTCAGCTATTGATAATGCTGATGCAATTTTAGGACAAGAAGATTTAACTCTTTATGTTTCTACAAATGTTGCACAAGCGTATATTCGTGCTTTAGGTGGTTTTGGTGCTAACGTTGGTGCAAATGGTACTGATGGAAAAGGGACACAATGGTATAATGGAGGTTCTTTATCTTTTGAAGGAGTAAATATTTTTGTTGCAAAAGGATTAACTTCTAATAAAATGATTTTAGCACAAAAATCTAACTTGTACTTTGGAACTGGAATTTTAAACGACCAAAACGAAGTGAAGGTAATTGATATGTCAGATATCGATGGTTCTCAAAATGTAAGAGTTGTTATGAGATTTACAGCAGGTGTTCAGCACGTGTTTGGTTCTGAAATTGTATTTTATTCTTAATCATTAATTAATAATTTTAAAATGGGGTGGGTATGCGAAATGCACATCTACCCTTTTTTATTTAAAAAAATATAAAAAATATGGCTTGTTTATTAACTTCTGGTAGAAAGGTACCTTGTAAATCAGCAGTAGGTGGTATAAAAACTATTTACTTTGCAGATTATGGAACTTTAGGCGCTGAAACAATCGTTGCTGGAGAAATTACTGCATTAGCAGGAACTCCAGAGTGGTTTAAATTTGATGTAAAAGGAACATCGTCTTTAGAAACTGCAATTAATTCATCAAGAGAAAGTGGAACTACTTTTTATGAAAGTACTGTTACAATGTCTTTAACTTTTCAAGATAAAGCAACTCAAGAGCAATTAAAATTAATTACACACGCAAGACCACACGTAGCAATAGAAGACTACAATGGAAACTACTTCTTGGTTGGCTTAGAAAACGGAGGAGAAGTAACTGGTGGCTCAATTTCATCTGGTGCTGCTATGGGAGATTTAAGTGGATATTCTTTAACGATAGTTGCTCAGGAAACTGCACCACCTTACTTTGTAACTGGCTCAGTAATTACTTCTGAGGTATCTGCGGTTCAAATAAATCCAACTGCTTAATCAATTTTTATTTACTAATTTAAAAAGGGTATGTTAATTCATATCCTTTTTTTTTGCATATAAACAAAAAATAAAATTAATGACTATATATAAGTATGAAAGTATTAACGACATCTAATAGTAGCCAAACAATAAAAATAATTCCTAGAGAATACTTTTCATCTGTTACTTTACAATTAAGAGATGATAGTACAAATGAAGTTACAACAGCAAATATATCTACCACAACAGATAAAGATTATTTAGTAATTTCTTATGCTTTTAATTTATTAGAAGGTCGTTTTTACGATTTATCAATTTTATCTGGAAGTAATATTATCTATTTAGATAAGATATTCTGCACCGACCAAACAATAAACCAAGATACAAACAATTATTATTCAGTCAATAAAGAAGAATATATAAGTAAGTCTGGTAACAATGATTTTATAATTTTATAATATGAATGAATTAAGAGTTTTAAATTTATCTACATATACAAGTCCTAAGATTAAGGAAACAAGAACAGATAGTTATGTTTCTTATGGAGAAGATAATAATTATTTTCAATTTCTAATTGATAGATATAATGGTAGTGCTACAAATAATGCTATTATAAATGGAATGTCTGAAATGATTTTTGGCAAAGGGTTGGATGCAACTGATTCACAACGAAAGCCAGAAGCATATGCTAAAATGATTACTTTATTTCACGATGATTGTGTACGAAGATTATCGTCTGATTTAAAATTAATGGGTAATTGTGCTATGCAAGTAATTTATTCAAAAGATAGAAAGAGTATCGCAAGAGTTGAGCATATACCTATTGAAACATTAAGAGCGGAAAAGTGTAATGAAAAAGGAGAAATTGAAGCGTATTATATGCACCCAGATTGGGTAAATTATAAGAAGAACGATAAACTTGTACGTATAGAATCTTTTGGATATGGCAAAGAGCCTATACAAATATATTATGTAAAGCCTTATAAAGCTGGTTTTAAATATTATTCTCCAGTAGATTATCAAGGAGGGTTGCAGTATGCAGAATTAGAAGAAGAGATTTCAAACTATCATTTAAATAATATAATGAATGGTTTAGCACCAAGTATGCTAATAAATTTTAATAACGGAACTCCGGACCCAGAGCAAAGACAATTAATAGAAAACAGAATTTACCAAAAGTTTAGCGGAAGTTCTAATAGTGGTAAATTTATATTGAGTTTTAATGATGACGCTGCAACTGCTGCTTCAATAGATCCAATTCAATTAAGTGATGCGCACAATCAATATCAGTTTTTATCTGATGAAAGTATGCGTAAAATTATGGTTGCTCACAGGGTTGTTTCTCCTATGTTATTGGGTGTAAAAGATTCGAGCGGTTTTGGTAACAATGCTGATGAATTAAAGACTGCATCTATATTAATGGATAACACAGTTATAAGACCATTTCAAACACTTTTAATAAATGCTTTTGATGATGTATTAGCTTTTAATGATATTAGCTTAAATCTATACTTTAAAACGTTACAGCCTTTAGAATTTACTGATTTAAACAACGTAATGGATGCAGAAACTAGAGAAGAAGAAACTGGTGTAAAGATGAGTAGCCAAGTTGATTTTAATGACGAAGAAATGCTTAATTTTTTAGACGGTGAAAGTATAAATGATGAATGGGAACTTGTAGAAAAAAGAGAATATGCAGAAGAGAATGAGGATGTAGATAGTTGGGCAAATAGATTGATAAAACAAAAGAAAACTGGTTTACAAAAGTTAGCTGATTTTATTACATCAAAACCAAGTCAAGTATCTTTTTTAGATAAATCCTTTTACAAGGTTAGATATGAATATTCTGAAAAGTATTCAAGTGGTAAGTCAAGATTATTTTGTAAAAATATGATGGGTAGAACATCAAACGGAGTTGTTTATAGAAAAGAAGATATTGATCAGGCAAGTTTTAGAGGTGTAAATAATTCATTCGGTCATAAAGGCGAAAACTATTCTTTATTCAAATATAAAGGTGGTGTTAATTGTGGGCATTTTTGGAATGAAAATTTATATCGTTTAAAGACTAAAACTGATGGAACTTTTGTAGAAGATAAAGCATTATCTAGTTCACAAGAAGTTGATAATATACCAAGTTCTTATAAACCAAAAGGAACTGATTATAAAACTTCTGAAATAGCACCAAAGGATATGGCTAATAATGGGCATCATCCAAACTATAAAGGATAAGATATGGCGACAGCATTATTTATTTCAAGAACAGATTTAGTGAAAAATAGTATTTTAGATGGTAACGTTGATACTGATAAGCTACTTCAATTTATTAAGATAGCACAACAGATAGATATTCAAAATTATTTAGGTACTGATTTATACAATAAAATTAGTACAGATATTATTGCAGGTACATTAACTGGGAACTATTTTACATTAGTTGAAGATTATATACAACCGATGTTAATTCATTATGCTATGATGCAGTATTTACCATTTGCAGCGTATCAAATTAAGAATGGTGGAATAAGTAAACATACATCTGAAAACTCTGAAAGTGTATCTAAAGATGAGGTTGATTATTTAGTAAACAAATCAAGAAACTTTGCTGAATATTATACCAGAAGATTTATTGATTATATTTCTTTTCGCACTAATTTGTTTCCAGAATATAATACCAATAACAACGAAGATGTTTATCCAGATAAAAACGATTTATTTAATGGCTGGGTTTTGTAATATGAAA